ACGCAAACACCAATAGTACCAGCTGTGGTAGTTGTAGGAGTAGCGGAGACAGAACTAGGAACACCGGCGGCGATTTTTATCAAATCACCGAAATACATTGCGGCAGAGTTGTTTGATGTTAGTGCAATCTCACGAATGACACCACCATTAAACGCCTGCCCACCGATCAAATTGATCGGCTTTAATCCATAGGGATTGGACGTAGTTGACATTTAATTTCTCCAAAAAAGTTTATTTAGAACCATTACCAAAACCGCGTCCTCTAGTTACTTGAGACTTATTATCAGCAAATAAAGGCATACGGGCATCATTGTTGCGCATAAAGTGATTATCTACTGAACTCATCTGATTCTCGGATACTTGAGCATAATGATCTTTGCGAGCTTCCACCATTTCTTCGGGAGCTTTACATAAAATCAATCCACCAATTTCGACGTTTCCGTCTTTGTTTCCAACAACCTGTAATTCAGGATGATCCACTGCTTTTACGGGTACCCATCCTTCACGAAACTTTTGCGACATATTGGTGTGATTTGACTCACCCGCAATTGCAGCCGCTAGATAACGGAATTTAAATCCCGGTTCCGGTGTAGGGTCAGGTAGCGCGCTGGGCGGTGTATATACATAACGTGTAGGATTATTTTCACGAGTTTCCTGATCTCTTTGAGTGCGATTATTAGCCATTACTATTCTCCAATTTTAAAGCTTGATTAGCGTATTCTTCATATGAAAGTCCAAATTTATCTGCTATGCGTTTAGCGGTTGCAGTCAACTTGACCTGTTTTTTTGCCCCCGTAGAACGGGTTGCTGAAGCAACAACGGTTGCAGGCTTTTTAGTTGGTTCTGAACGTGATGGTTCGTTTTCACTCCTAAATACTTCAGGGAAAACTTGTTTTATGCGAGAATCTACTCTCTCGAAATATTCTTCAGTGCGCGGATCGTAACCCGTAGATACTAGTTTTTGGTGCAGCCCTAGTGCAAAAGCCGTCATTTCTTCATACCCCGGGGACCCAAACCACTGGTTTTTTGCTTGCCAGCGCAAGGTTCTTTCGTCGAGTCTCGGTGCTTGTGGTACTTGTGATTCTATTGTTACATTGTTTAAGTCACTTTGTAAAGGGGTTGGCCTAAAATTTTTTGCAGCTTCTAATTTTAGTTTTGCTTCTGTCAACTTTTCTTGAGCATCAAGCATTGTATCGGCGTCATAAGAATCCGCAGCTACCTTATAGTTACGCCTTGCCATTTCAAGCTCAGCTTCCGCTTTTTCTTTTAAAGTTTCAGCAAAAGAAGCTTCACCCGATTGAACGTACTGTTTTAACTTACGATTTTCTTCAAGCGCTGAATGTGCCAATCTTTCTAATTCAGCTTTTTCTCTAGCCAAAGATTCTTTAGCTCGGCGTTCATCATGGCGAGCATGAGTTAGTTCTTTAATCCTTGCTTGGACAGATTTGCTATATTGCTCAATCTCTTCATCGGTTGGATCTTCTACTTCACGATTTAAAGGTTGTGCGCGTCTATCCCGTTCGGGGGTATCATCTTCAATGACAATATCTATGTCCGTCTCACCATCGACATTGACATCGACTTCGTTTTTTGGATTTTCATCCAAACCCATTTCATCTGGGAATTTGTAATCATCACTCATGTATATCTCCTATTAAGCGCGGGAAATTCCGCGGGGGTCCTCTACTACACCTTCAACCTGATCATCATAGATAATCCGGAATTCTTTACCATGTATTTTCATCCTTGTACCGGTATACGCTCGGGTAATAACAAAATCACCTTCTTTACACCATGGGCCTGACGGAAACTTCTCTGTATCTTTATACGCATCTGGACCAAGTTTGATAACAAACAAAACAGGCGACGTAAGTTCTTCAACCATTTTTGTTTCATCGGCTTTAAGTAGCCCGTTTTCAAACGTATCACCAGCTTCAACTAAAGCGCAGAGAATTTTAAACCCACTTGGAGCAGGCATAGATTTGGCTTTTTGTTCGGCATTTTCATACTCTTCATCTACTACGGGTGCTGCTGGTATTACGCCCGGTGGAAGGATTAAACCTTGTGCGGGTACTGCGATGGTTTCACTCATCGTCATCTTCTTTCTGAATTAACTCTGCGAGGTCAAGTAAGTGGCGCTCTGCTAGGGCTAGACCTCGTATCACCCCACAAAGCTCTCGGTAAATCTCAAAACTTGCGCACTGACCATTTGCCAAATCATCAGTGTAATTATTCATGTCTTCTCTTATTTTCTTTCTAAGTACGTCAACAAAACCATGGGTGTGTATATCCATTACGCATTTCCTTTATTTTTATTTGATTGCATTTCTGCTTTATGTTTGGCTACGTCAATGCCAATTTTTACACCTTCTAACTGTTTATTTTGTTTATCTTGCCCTACTTGAATACCCAGTCTAGCTTGCTCATTTCTATTTTTGTCCATAATTTCCATCTGTTTTAAATGAATTTCATCGGCTTTAGCTGCAATATCTGCCATCATTTTTCTCTTCTTAATATCTACTTCTTGCTCTTTTATTTTTAATTCCTGCATTTGAATCTGTAGTATCGGATCTTGTTGGTTCTGTTGCGCTTGTTGCTGTGCAACATGAGCTTTACTTTCTTGCAGAACTTGCCCAGCCGCTTGTGCCATAAGGCGACTAACTTGATTTTCAATTTCTGGCGGTAAAGTATCGTCAGGATTAGGTAATGAAACACCCAATGCTTTTTCAATTTTTTGTCTGTACGCAAACCCTACGTGTTCAGCGATATGCGCTTGCATTGCTGCCATAATTTGTTGTGCTTGTGGGTTTTGTCCAATTAACTGTTGTACTATCGGATCCGTCATAGCCGCTTGGTGCACTGCAATATGAGACTCGTGGTCTTGCACAATGAACGCTTTTAACGGTGTGCCCTTTAGCGCATTCATGTTTTCTGTTACAGGGTCTGTAGGTTTTTCATCTTCTGGCAACGGCACAAGTTTATCTGCATGTTTTATACCTAAAACTTCAAGCATTTGTCTATGGAGCTGAGGCAAATTATATATTTGGGGGGCAGTTTGTGACAGCTGGATAACTGCTTGGTACTGTACAACTCGCTGTGAAAGAGTGGCAGCATTAGGATCGGAAACAGGATGAATATCGACCCTATGATAATCAGACTGTTTAATATTACGCCCACCTTCTTCAGGATCGTAGTCATAATCTTCTGGTGTATAGTCACGTATTATCTCCGCTAATAATTGAAGCTCTTGTTTTAAAGAAAAATGTACGCGTGCTTGAACAGCAGACATTACTTTTAAGGTTCTTTCCAAAATGGCTAAAGTCGAACCAACAGGAGCTTGGTTACTCATATCAGAAATTTTTAAATCGCCGGTAGCAGCGAATCTACGTCCTTCTTCTACGATGGTACCTAATAAGTTATACAGTGTTGCGGATGGTTCTTTATAAGGCAACGGCAAAATGTTGTCTCTCATACTACCACTACCTAAATCTACATCTCGCCATTCGCCCGGAGCAATCGGCGTATCATCGCCTTTAATTCTTAGCCCGCGTGTTTTTAACCCACCCGGTAAGTTAGAAAGAGTCCCAGCATCAACAAGCTGCCGCATAATACTAGTAGCGCTTTTAGCGAACCCGCCAACCAAATGAAAAAGACCGAAACCATAAGCGCCATAGCCGGGGATATATTGATAATGAACAAAATGATGTCGTTTAAGTTTAAGTTCATCATCTTCTTTCCAATTTCTACGAATTGACAATATATCGTTGGTTCCGCGCAACATTGTTACTACATATGGTAACGCAATACCCGTTTCTTCTCCGTCTTCTTTATCTTCATATCCGGGCAGGTCAAGGTCCACATGTATTTCATACATTTCAAATCTGTCGTCATATGATGCGGAAAAGCCCGTTTCTTTGTCTTTTTTATCTTGAATATCCGTATAAAACTTCTGTGGTTCTCCAAGTTCAATTTCCTTATAAAACCCTGCATGCATTAACTTAATTAAATCATTTTTTGTCTTGCGCATGCGGTGGGTAATTCTATGGCAGACGGTAATATCGCTTGTACCGTATGGAATTAAAATATCTTCAGCTGGTACAAATATAGAAACTTGACGTTCTAGGTTTGGGTCGTAATACACTTTCTTAAATGCCGATCCTGCGCCGGGCAAATTCCACAACATCTTTTCATGCTCTGAGCGATATTCAGGCATTTTATCTGTAAGCTGGTAGTTCATATCATCTTCTACCCGCTGCGCTGCCGCTTTAATTTCAGGCGTTTCTTTACCAACAATACTTGTTCTTACAGGTCCACGGGCAGGAAACGTCTCCATAATTGCTTCAGACTGAAACCTAACAACCGCTTCTGTAATCATCGGATGGAACACTCCGCAAGCACCGTCCCACGGTTCAGTTCGTTCCTCAAACTTTAAA